TTGTTAATCTCCGTAACGGAAACAATCGGGTGGACATCTTGCATGCCTCGTGCAATGGCTCGTGCAATCATCTCCTCACCGAGAGCCTGACTGCTTTTTTCCCGAACTTGTATGGGCACGCCTCCTCCGGCTACATTAATAGCAGACAGTAGCGGAGCGAACATGGAGGTAGCTCTTGCTGTCATTACGCTCTCACCGTTAGACAACATAGCGGGTATGCTGTCGCTCGTTCCCGTTCCGGGGCCTTCTACAAGACCACCATCGGCAAACTTGGCCGATTTGACAAGACCTATTGCTGTTGTCATATTTGATATAATCGCAGCAATTGTAGGAGCAAAAGCTATTATATTTTTGGGAAATGATAAACCAGCGGCGGCGGCAACCCCTTCTGAAATTGCTTTTCCTGTATTTATCGCAATTTCAGCCAACGCCAGTGTCTTTGACAATATTGCAAAAGCCTTATTGTCCTCTCCAAGCTGCTCGAATAACCCCGATAGAGCTCCTGTAATTTGAGATGCCGCTTCGAACTTCGCTTGTTCTATTTCTATTTCCCTCTGGGCAAGTTCCT